TGAATACTCATGGTACGGTGCAGGTTATGTGACCTGGATGGTACGCGGTCAAGATGGTAGATTTATTCATGCACATCGTAGACCCAACAACAACTTGAACAACGAAGCATTCATGCGTTCAGGTAACTTGCCAGCACGTTATGAAGCCATCAATGAAACACCCAACAGCAGTCTTGCCAGTGCCATTGACGCCAGTCAGACCACAATCACTCTGGTAGACGCCACAGATTATCCAGCAGCGTCGGTGACTTATCCAGTGTTTGTGATGATTGACAGTGAAGTTATAAAGTATTCTGGCAAAACAGGCAACAATCTAACTGGATGCACACGAGCTGCTACATTTACTCAATGGCAAGAAGGGCAAATTCGCAGTTACACCAGTTCGGCTGCTGTGAGCCATGTGATCAACACTGGTGTGATTTTGATCAGCAATACCTGTACACCCTTGGTAAATCACTGGGGTTCGGCCATTATCATGGACGGCAATTTTGATGGTGACGAAGGCTACAGCTTCCAGTTCAATCGCAGTAACTATGGCCTTCCTGCCACTGTGGGCGCACAACAAGTGGCGTTTGTCATGCGTCTCAGCCCCAGTGTCAGCAATGGTGTGATTGGAGATCTGGGTGTAAAAGATCTTATAAATCGAGCACAGTTGACCCTGGTCAACCTCACACTCAACATCACTGCTGGTAGATTCCTGGTAGCTGGCATCTTGAACCCCAACAACATTGACTCTGCCAACACTGCATGGGCAGGACTGAACAATGCAGGCGGTGGTTTCCAGCCCAGCTTTACACAGTTTTCTACTGCGCCAGTTTTTTCCGGTGCCACTACTGGTGGTGTTCAGTCTGCACCATTGAGTACTGTGGGTGGATTCACACGTTCGGGTTCCAAAGTGGTATTTTCTACCAATCGTAGTTTTGCCAACTTGACTCCAGTGGTAGTATCCAGTGCAGGCACAGGAGCCAATCTCACTGTGCAACTCACAAGAACAGGTACCTCCTATTCAATTACCACCACAGCCATACAGATTCAAAATCCAGGAACAGGCTATGCTGTGGGCGACTCACTGAAAATTCTTGGCAATGTGATAGGTGGATCAACTCCGGCCAACGACTTGTCCTTGATTGTGCAAAACGTCGATGCAGAACTTGTGGGAGGCGAGCGACTGTTTGCCATACCTATTTCAACAACCAATTCTGGTGTGTTGGACCTGACCAATGTCAAACAAATTGGAACCAGTGCTGTTCCTGGCATAGGTACCTATCCCAATGGCCCTGAAGTGTTGGCAGTGACCATTACGGCTTTGACAACCAGCACTACTCCGGTTGGTGAAATACAGTTGCAATTCCAAGAAAGCCAGGCTTAAACGCTGGCAGCAAGATACTGCTCTACAGTGTGTATCTTGTCTTGCACAGTGGTTAAATTCACTGTGTTCCACAGACCTGGATGCATGGGTCGAGGCCAGGTGCCTCGATCAATCCAGGCCCAGCCTAGATGTTCGTGGTTGAGTGTGGGCACAAATTCCTGTGGCACAACACATATCCAAGTATGATATTCAAACACACCGTCAGCTGATGTGAATTTTTCCAACGGTACAAGACGTTGATATTCAGGCATGTGGCCCAGTTCTTCAATGCATTCACGTTCCATGGCACCCAGCAATGTTTCGCCTGATTCTACTTTGCCACCAGGCAAGCCCCAGGTACTGGGATTTTTTGCGTCATTGCGCAAAAGATAAAGATATCTTGAAGTGGCCACACTGCGGAACCAAACTCCCACGGCCTTCACAGTACCAGTCTCCAGGTGCCTCCAGGATACACACCTTGATAGCTTTTGACCCAACTGTCACCAGTCCATTCATACTGTAGACCTGTGGTTATATTTGTGACATATTGGATTTCGTTGGCAGTGCTGGCCATAAACGCCACACGCCAGGCACCGTTGCGATATTCAATGATATCATTGGCATGGGCCACTAGAGGACGACCATTTTCACCTACCCAGGCCTGTGCTGGATCTAGATTGACTCCTGCGCCAGTGTCTTCGGTCAGCAGGTATCTCACACCAGCCAACACACTGTCTTCGGGTCTTGGCCCAGAAGTCAAAGGATTGATCACAGCATCCACAGGTTCCAGGGTGTTCTGTGGGGTGGTATCAATGTCCACACTGTACAATAAAAATCTATCGTCGTTTGGATCCAGAACTACTGTGCCCACAATTTCTGACTCATCGGCCTGAATCAGTCTTATTTGACTTACGCCTGGTCGCAAGGATCCGTACAAATCAATCACAGCAGGCCACAATAGATTGCTGTCAGACACAATGCCTGCAGGGGTCAGCAAGTCATTGCTGGGTTCTTGTGCCAAGTCGCTGGCCTGCAACACTTGAATCTTGTTGCCAATCAACACAGTGGCATAGTTGTAAGGAGTAATAACTTGTCTGGTGCCCAACAACAAATCATTGTTTTGCACAGCATCATTTAGGTCACCTTGAGCGTCATAGATTGAAGCAATTACTCGTTCAATCACGCCCAGTTTCAGTACCTTGGCTGGTGGTGAAATGTAAATTGGCAAACTGAATCTTAAGGTGGCAATATCTATGGGATTGTCAGTGCCCACAGGAATGGTTCTCGAACTCCAAGTTACTTGTTCCAAAAACACCACACTCAAACTGGTCCAGTCAATGTAGTTGTCTGTGCTTTGTATTTCCAAACTGGGGTTGAACATGGTCAACACCTGTTCCAGCAATTGAAGTTTTTGGCTGGTATTGGACGTCCAAATATCCAAGTTGATGGTGAGCTTGTAAGGCACAGGCATGAGTCGTTCCACTGTGAATGCATTGCCTTGAGTGGTTTCATAGCTTTCTGTGGCCGAGTCATAGGTACGTTGCCGAACATTGATTCTGCTGACAAAAGTTGGATCTTGCAAACGTGTTTGCTCGTAGTCCAGGCCAGTGATATAAAATGTCATCAACGGAGTGGAAGGCAAAGCGTTGCGGCTGTTTTCTTGTATGATAGTCTGTGCATTGCGACTGGCATCGCCGTAGCGTACAGGCACACGCAACAAGGCGGCAGCGTTTACACCGTCAGTTTCGTTGCCATATTCTACTTGGAATCCTGAAAAAATTCTAGTGAACTGCAACAGGAATCTGCGTATCTGGGCGTCATAAAAAAATTGTTGCACTTGTGTTCTTTCGTTAGGTGCCAGGTGGTAAGAAGCCGCCCTGATCGCCATTGTCGGCTCTGGGTTTCAATGCTTCACTAAGACTTTGTCTACTTGGAATGTTGCCTAGATCTTTGGTATTCACCGTGGCTGTGTTATTTACAAAACTGCTGCGCAGGCTTTGATTTAGTGGCCCGTTGTCAAGAGAAGTTCTAACCTTCTGTTCAATCTTGACCCAACGCTTGCCATCATAACGAAACAGTCTATTGGGTTTGTAGTCCAGGCGCAACACATAATCACCAGCCACAGCACTGGCTGGGAATGACACAGCCGGGGTCACAGGCAAGCCATTGGGCGCCACAGCACCACCAGTCATGTAACCTGCGGCATAGCCTTGTCCTTTTGGTGTAACGTCCATGCCACCTTGTGTGCCATCCACTGTGGTGGTGCCATCAGCAGTGATGCCACTGGGATTGGCTGGCTCACCATCCTGTGTGGGCACAATATAAAATTTACTGCTGTCGTATCCAGACGCAGGAGTCTCCACCTCAGCTTGAATCAAAATGTCATCGTTGATCTGATAGTCTTTGCTTCTGGTGCTGATCACATCACTGATACTAGGCGGATTGGTCACTGGTAGCCAGGCTGTGGTGTCTGTGATGTCAGTGCCTGCTGTGACATTTTTTTGAGCAGTGTAGTAGGTATCACCGTAATTGACCACTGTGCCAGTGGGATAATAGTTGTCGTTGTCCCAGATGTTTTCGGGCATGAATGGGCGTTTGAGTATGTCATTGTATTCTTGTTGGTTTTGCAACGGTGTGGCTTTGACACGCCACAGGTGCGGCAACCAGGTGCGGCTAAATCCCTCAGCTGCAAAGTCAGCATCTTGTATCACATAGTATCTGGGAATGGCCAAGGGTATTTCACTGTTGAGTGGGTGATAGTCTTTCAAATTGGGCAGTTCCAACACATCACCGTTCATGAGCTTGCGCCCAAATTCGTCAATCATGGTGTTGTAGTGAAACGTAATAAACAGGGTGTCGTTGTTCAAAAACAAACCAAATTGTGTCAAATCAAAATCAATGTCTTGATGATTGAACACACCACGCATGGTATATATGTCAGTGGAGTAGATCCGGTCGCGGTTTTCCAACAACAGCAGGTCTTGAATGTTCAGCACACTTTGATCTTCGTACACAGGCTGTGTAGCGTCAAAGTTGCCGCTCAAGGTAGAGTCCGCACCGCCTGCTTGTGGACCCAAGTATTTGTGAACATACATGTCGACTCCGCCAACAGTGTACATTTCACGAATGGTGCGATCAAAAAATTGATAATCTTTAGTGCGATTTGGGCGGTATAGGGATAAGCGTGGCATGGTATATTTATAGTACTTTGGGTTTACCTTTGTGTGGGTTGACCGATAATTGCCCTAATGCTATAATACGGACTTAACAACAAAGGAGCCAGCAATGAGTGATTTAGTAACCGATTTGCACAGTGAGATGATCAACAGTGTAGCACCAAATTACAGTATCAATTATGAAGCAGAGGCTCTTGCCAGTTTTGAAGCCACCGGCGATGACTTGATGGAAGCACTTGAGACTCGTGCTACGGACTTTATTGCAGAGACAACTGGGGCAGATGTGCGCGAGGACTTGGGCGGGCTCACAGTGTTTTTCCGTGGTAGTACTTTGGTTGCATTTTATGACTACGAGCAATTTAAAGGGCATGTGTTTTGACCCTGAGCCCGAAAGGGCTTTTGGGGTTGACCAAAAATTCTTTCTCTGCTATAATTACGTATAAATTTACCAGGAGCCCATATGAATGCAACACGAGCCGCTGTCAAGCCAATGAACCCTCGCAGTCCTGATACCAAATACACAGGGTTGGAACCCACATGGCGTGTGCAACCCACAGACGATCGCACCAGTCAACTGAGTGCTGCCTTTTCATGGTACAATTACTTTTATGGCAAAAAAGATGCCCGTGAAATGCTGGTGGCATATTTGGAACATAATGGCCGCAAAGCAGATGTTCGTGCGTTAAAAGGCGTGCCAGACTCAGCAGTTCGACTGACCACTGCATGGCTATGCCGCATGAGCATGGTGGGCCTGGACCTGACAGACACAGAACAAGTGAGACTGGAAGGCTACATCCAAGAAATATTAACTGCACGTGAACCCGAAGTGGTGGTTGTTGAGGCAGTGCCTGTGGCAGCCAAGCCCAACATTCAAGACCGGTTGCGTGAAAAGGTGTCAGAATGTGCTGGTGAACTGGACGGCATGTTTGATGAGTTTGTGGTTGCAGGCGCCAAGATGAGTGCAGACTACAAGCCTATCATGGTTATCCGCGGACTGAATGTAGCACCTCAAATGATTTCAGACATTGCCAACTTGTGGAAGCACAAACTTGCAGAGTTTGAAACTGCAATCGAAGGCAAAGATGCACAGGTTGTAGAAGGCTACAGCAATTTCTCAAAGATTCAAATGCGCAACATTGTGAAGTTTTGCGAAGCAGTGATCAATGACTGCGGTGCGTATGTGCAGATCAAGAAAGTGGAACGCAAACCACGCAAGGTCAAGTCAGTGCCGCCAGAGAAACGTGCCGCAAAGTTCAAAGTGTTAATGGAATTTGCCGAACTCAAACTCAAAGGCCTGCCAGCCGCAAGTCTTGTGGACAAAGCAGAAGCCTGGTTGTACGATACCAAGAAGCGCAAGTTGATTCATCTTGTGGCTGACAGTCACACACAGGCATTCACTGTGAAAAGCAACAGCATCATTGGTTTCAGTACCATTGAGACCATGCAGAAAACTGTGCGCAAGCCAGCAGATGTTGTCAAGGCTGTGCAAGCCGCAGGCAAGCCAGCCGCACGTAAGATCTACAAAGACCTCTCCACAACTGAGACTCCATTCAATGGACGTGGCACGGAGAACTTGGTAGTGCTCAAAGCCTGGTAAGTAGTGCATGCATGTGATCCCCAACAAAGTAGACCTATACATTACCAATGTATGCAATTTAACCTGCCAGCACTGCAATAGATTTAACAATTTCAACTTTAAAGGCTGGCAACGTTGGGGCGACTATGAAGATCAATACCAGCAGTGGGGCAAGTTAGTTGATCTCACAGCAGTCACTATCATGGGTGGGGAACCTTTTTTGAACCCCACCCTGATAGACTGGGTGCAAGGCATCAATCGCATATTTGGAATTGAAGTTCAAATACTCACAAACGGCACTAGATTTAGACACAATCCTGATCTTTACGATGCTTTGTTTTTCGAACATCAGACTCGTCCGCACAATCACATTGGTGTGAGTTTGCACAACCCTGATCAGTTTGAAAAATTAAAAGAAGATATACTATGGTTCCTCAAAGGACCAGTACAAATATATCCAAAAGGACATTCAGAAAATTTTTGGAATTCTGATTACTTGTTCGTTGACCGCAATGGC